GCCCAAAGACATGACGTTATCAGAGCCTGGGGCAACCGCTGCGCCAGAGCCGTTGATAAAGAAGCCATTACCACCGCTTGCCGCAAACGCCATCAAGTTATTTGATGACGACAGGGTAAAGCTACTAGTTGTCAGCGTACCACCGGACAAACCTGATGCTGTGCCAGTCGTATTTTGGTTAAGCGTTGGGAACGTACAATTGGTTAAGTTACCAGATGATGGCGTGCCCAAAGCACCGCCTGTTTGATATGGGGTAAACCCTAATGCAGTAGTAACATCACCGCTAGACAAAGTGACTACACCAGTGCGGGTGTTAAAACTAGTTACACCACTAAATACTGGCGCTTGCCATTGGCCGTCATTGCGTAAGAACAAAGATGTGCTACCAGATGGTGCTGCAATTGGATAGCTGTTCCAAACAAACTGGCCAGCCAAGTACAAGGCTTTCCAAGCAAAAGATGCCGCGCCCAAGTTGACGTTGTTGTTAACCGCAGGCAAAAATGAATATGTTACGCCAGAGGTAAACAAACCAACAGTAAAGGTGCTGTTAGACAAGTTTAATTGAGCGCCAGCAGATGCCACAGTTGAGATTGTTGAAACCGCACCAACGGTCACGCCGTTAAGAACTTGGTTAGCCGTGAACGTGTTGGCTGCCGACAAGCTGGCTGGCGTGTAGGTCAACGCGCTTGTTACGTCTGAACTAAGCAAAGACACTGCGCCAATACGAGTATTGAAGCTAGACACACCACCTGCAGATGACGCTGGAACAGCCCATTCACCTTTGTTGTTTAAGAACAGGGTTGTGTCACCAGTAGGCTGAACAATAGGATAGCCATTCCATGTAAACGTATTGCTCAAATAGAAGCCGTTCCAACGACGTGCCGCACCACCTAAAACCAATGCATTAGATGCACCGGAGTCTACGCTTGGCTGAAAATTGGCCAAGTTAAAGTCAATAGCGCGTGGCGTTGCAGCAGTGCCGTTGTTGGTCAAAAACATTGTGCCGTCATAGGTGGCGACACCCATAGGGCCGCCTGGGGCCGCACCACCTACACCAATACCATTACCAGCAGATGTTTGACCAAACACACCGTTAAGCGAAGTGACGTTTCCAACTGCTGTTACTTGAGCCAATGTTGGCGTTGTGCCACCTGTGCCGTTAGCAGCCGCTGTAATGCGACCTTGGGCGTCAACAGTGATGTTGGCTGCTGTATAAGAGCCAGCAGTTACGGTTGTCGCCGCCAAGCTGATTGTGCCAGACGTTGTGATTGTGCCGCCGTTCAGTCCTGTGCCCGCTGTAATGCTAGTAATCGTGCCACCACCTGTACCAGTCGCAGGCGACCATTGGCCGTCATTGCGCAAGAACAAAGTCGTGCTACCTGTGGGCGCAGCAATAGGAATACTATTCCAATTAAACGTGTTGTTTAAATAAAATCCATTCCAACGACGAGCTGCGCCGCCCAAGACCAAGGCGTTAGCAGCTGAACTGTCAACGCTAGGTTGGACATTTGCACCATTAAAGTCAATGGCATAGGGACTAGCGGCCAAACCATTAGGTGTCAAATACAAAGTGCCGTCATACGCAGAAATACCCGATGGGCCACCAGCGGTAGCGCCACCTATGCCAATACCGTTGGTCAGCGCAATAGTTTGATTAAAAATACCATTAAGGCTAGAAATGTTGCCAGCGGTCAAAACGGCTTGCAAAGTGCCCGCCCCACCACCACCGCTAATTGGGTTGCCTGCCAAATCAAGATATGCAGCCGCCTCTACTGGGTCTTCAAATCTGTTAGACGCGCCTTGTTTGTATTGGTCAACAGCGCTGTAAAAGTCGCAACCTACCAAAGCCAACTTAAATGCGTTTGACACGTTGTTAATTGTCGGACGGCCTGCGTTCGCTGTGTAGCCAGACAAGCCAGCCCAGCCGCAACCATTAAACGTGATCGGGAATGCAAAGGAGGAATTTGATGCGGCTAAGTAAACTTGTTGCTGGGGATAACTTGTGCCAACAACACTAAAGCTACAAGCGTTTAAAACGCCAGTGATGCCAGGGCGTGAGACTGTCTGCTGCACTTGGAACTGCGCTTGACCACCGTTGGCTTCAAAATAAACACCACTGATGTTAAACGCGCAAGCTGCTTGTTGGGCAATTTTGCCGCCTGCATCAACAATGGCCAAGCCCCATTTACTACTAGACAAGTCAGTGCCAAAACCATTGGCCTCAATAGAGCCACCAGTGTAGTTAAACGTACCCGCACCAATGACCTTACCGCCATAAGAATCGTTGTTGCCAACGGTACAGTTGGACATGGTAATGGCGTTGGGTTCAGACACAAACCCAAATGCGGCGTTTGGCTCAAAGTAAAAACCACCGTCGTTAAAGCGGATCACCAAGTCGTTAAAAGTAGACGACAAGACGTTAGCGCCATACAAACCAGTTGACCAGCCTGCAAGGTAAACGTTATTGATCGTGACAAACGCAATGTCTTTAAGGGCTATGCCCAATTTGTTCTTTTGATAACCGTATAACGTAAAGTCTTGGAACGTGCAGTAACCAGCTGGTTGTGGGTCATAGCCAATAATTTCAATACCATTGGCGTTGGCTGTTTGGTAGATTGTGGTGGCCGCCATACCGTCGCCAGACATGGACGGGCGCTTAACAGGGTCTAATAAACTGCTGTTCATTGAAAACACTAACGCAGCTGAAATCTTATAAGTACCAGCGGGCAAGTAAACATTCCCACCATATTGGCACGCTAAGTTAATACCAGCTTGAATGGCTGCTGTGTCATCTGCTATACCGTCACCAACTGCGCCAAAATCTTTGACAGACACTAGGTCTTGCATCTTGTTGTTCAAAGTCTTGCCAACAGCGCCAGGCATAATGCCCAAAGCGTATGTTTGCTTAAACCCAATCAAAGCATCACCTAGAGCAATGTTAGATTGGTTAGCCAAATTTGCGGCTAAAGTGTCAGCGCTACTGATGCCTGGGATATTGTCCCAAGAACCAATCAAAATATTGTTTGCGTCTTCTAAAACAAATTTATAGTTTGTATTTGCAGTTAACCAAATTTCTTCTGGCACACGACCAGCAGCGTCCAACACAATAGGATTTGCGTGGGCTGACAAACCTGTAACAGATGTATAAGTTGTTTCAGCTGCTGTTGTTCCAGCGGTATAGGTGTAGAGCAAACCACCCGCTAAAGGCACGCCATTGTTATCAAAGAACTGTGCGCCAGCTCCTGCAAATAGGGAAATGTTGACGGTCATTTTCGTTCCTTAAACAATGCTTGTGATAATACCGTTTACAACGGTAACGGTCTTTGAATCAACAGTGGTAAATGTACCCGAAGCGCCTGTGTTTTGGGTAGCCATAGTGCCAAGGCCAAGGTTTGTTCTAGCGCCTGCCGCAGTTGTTGCGCCTGTACCGCCATTTGCTACTGCTATTGCTGTGGCGTTCCAAGTTCCTACGGTCAATGTGCCGACACCTGTGATGCCTGTATATGATCCAGATATACGCGCTGAGTTAATTGTACCAGTCGTGATTTGATTAGCGTTAATTGCAATTGGCGTGTTGACTGAACTAGTCAATTGCCCTTGCGCATTGACTGCGTACGTTGGCACACTAGATGCAGTGCCATAAGTGCCTGCGGTCACGCCAGTGTTTGCTACATTGACGGTAATTGAGCCTGCGCCATTGGTGACGTTAATCCCATTGCCTTGCGTTAACGTATTTAATTTGTATTTGCCTGTGTCGCCAATCAGCAATTGGCCGTCAGTTGGAATGGCGTTTGTACCTGTACCGCCATTGGTTGGGTCAATAATACCGTTGCCACCACCCAAAATAGTATACAAATTGTTTAAAAACCGAAACCATTCACGCGAAATCGTGCCTGTGCGCTCGTCTATCAACGGCACGCGAGGGGCGGGGATTTGGGTGGTATTAAGCATTTGTCGGGCTTGCCTGTAGTTCTGCGCCTACAATAGCTATCTTGACGGGGTCAGTACCTGATACCTCATAAACCCTATCGCGCAGTTTTAAAGTCATGCCAAGGCGACGCCAGATAGTGCGGTGGCCATACTCGCCAATGCGCCCCATGCTTGTCCAGTGTTCACTTGACCATGTGTGGCCACCGTCGTCTGACCAGCGAAGCATGGCTTGCGGTGGCTGCGTTGGGATTGCGCCAATGGCAGACAAAATAAACTCATTGTTTTCGGTGATCAATGGTTCGCCTGACTCAGTAGTCAGATAAACGTTTTCGCCAATAGTCAAGCCGTTTAAGCCCACACCCGTTTCAGCGTCTAATTGCAGGCTATGGTGGGCGGTGCGCTTTAGGTTGTTTTGGCCAGTAGGAATGGCACGCCATGAACGTAACCACTTTTGAGGTTGACCGTTATCTGCGTAGACATCTAAATCAAACGTGTAGATGTTGCCGTTTTCAAAGTCGCCAACAATGATGTTGCCTAAAAAGTTGCACTGGCAATTAGAACGATGTCGTGTAAACTGCCCGTTGACTAGTCCCGCACGCTCATGCCAAGCCTGAGTCGCTGCGTCATAAACCCATGTTGCGTTGGCACTTGGGAAAGTCAGGACGTAAAAGGCATGACCTTCTTGTTGGTAAGTATAAGCAAAGGCGTCAGAAATATTGCCATATTGGGCAATGGCGTATTCAATGGCATGGGTAGAAACCCTTTGTCCAGTGTAGCCGTTAGCTTTGTAAACAATGCCTTGGCCACGAGCGTCAGTGCCTAACCAAAATAAACTGTTGTCTAGTTTGGCCACAGAGTAAGCGGCCACAAGGCCAATCTCGTTAAACGCGCCTTGAATTCGCTGAAGCGGAAAGTCTGTGCCACCCACGTTGTACCAAACTTCAACCGAGTCAGTCCCAAACAACCACGCTTCGCGGTGATCAACATTGATGGCCACCAAG